TTCCGCAGGCGTCAGCGCCCAAAAGGCGGCAGGCGGCAGGCGCAAACTGCAAAGCCCCGCGCGCATCAGCCCTGCCCAGTCCAGCGGTGTCATTGCGGCACCGTGAACGCCCGCGCCAGCAAGGTCGCGGCCAGTTTCGCCGCACCCATCGGCCCGCCCGGAAAATCCACCGCCAGCAGATCATCCGCCTGCCCGCGCCAGCCCCCGCCGCGCAGCCCTGCCACGATGACGGCCATCACATCGCGGCTGGAAAAGGCAGCACATTCGAACCGCGCCACCAGATCGACCAAAGATCCGGTTTGCAGGGTCGTTTCCAGTTCTGCCAAAGCGCCCAGCGTCAGCTTGGCCTCGATCACGCTGTCACCGATGGTGACGGCCACTTCACCCGCGAAAGGATTGGCCATCAGATCAGCGCCACGAATTGCAAAGCCCCGCCCGAGGCCAGCGCGATTTCATAGCTCGCCTCGCCGTTATGGCTGCCTGCGTAATCAATGCCGGTGATCTGGAACGCGCCTTGCAGCGTGCCGAAACCGGGGATGAGGACCTGAAAATCCGGCATCAGCCCGCCAAAGAAAATCTGGCGCGCGCGTTCGTCGGTGGCGTCATCCTTGAACACGCCCGCACCGGAAATCGCGGCGGTTTTCACTCCCGCACCGCCCAGCAATTCGCGCCAGCCACCGGTGCTGTCAAGGCTGGTGACATCCACCGTTTCCGCATTCAGGCTGATCCGCGTCGCGCGCAGGCCAGCCAGGGTTTCAAACTGGCCATCGCCGGTCATGTCGATCTTGATCAGCAGGTCTTTTCCGTTCTGGGCCACCATCGGGGCTCTCCTTTATGATCGGGGTTAAACGTCGTCGGCCACGCGGGCACGAAAGGTCAGGGTGATCTGGCGCATGTTGCCGGTCGTGGTGCGCGCGGCCTTGGCCTTGGTGAAACGCAGGCTGACCAGCGTGCCGCGCGACAACGTTATCGGCGCATCCAGCAGCGCATCGCAGACAGCGCCGGCAGCGGCCTTGGCACCGGCAAACCCTGCCGCCTCGCTCAGCACATCGATGCTCAGCGCGTGATCGGCGCCATTGCCGGTCTTGTCGGACGCATCGCGCACATCCTCGGTGCCCAGCACCACATAAAGCGGCGGCAAAGGACCGGCAGGCACCGCGTCATAGATCGCCGCCCCCACCAGCGCGCCAAGTGCCGGATCAGCACTCAGCCGTATATAGACCGCCGTTTGCAGGGCGGCTGCGATGGCATAGGTCATGTGGCGACCTCCTCGGTTGCGGTGCAGGTCAGATACAGGCCCTTGTCATCAGCCTCGGTCACCGCCGCGATGGCGAACAGCCGCGCGCCCAGCCGGAACCTTTGGCCCGGTTGCGGGCGCGATGGCGCGCCATGCGGCGCGGCACGCAGGATGATCTGATAAGGCACGCGGGACAGGCTGGCCGACAGCGCCGCAGCCTCGCGGCCGGTGCCGGGTTTGATCGCGGCCCAGACGCGGCCCAAGCTCTGCCAGTCGCTGGTGAAACCACCCGCGCCATCGGGGGTCTGCACGCGGTGTTCCAGCACCAGCGCGCGGGTCATCTGGGGAATGCTCATGCGCGTCCCCCCAGCCGGATCACGCGGTAAGGATCAATCAGCGCCGTGACCCCCGCAGGCACCAAGCCCTGCGCGCCGCCCATGTCATGGCGGGCGTCGTAATGATGCGCGGCCAGCATCAGGCTGGCCTGCGCCAGATCGGCAGGCAGGTCGGACCAGTCCGGCCCGAACCCCGCCATCAGCCCGATGCGCACCGACCCATGCGGCGGCACCGGCGGCAGGATACCGCCCTTGGCCACCAGCGCAGGGCGGGCGGTATCAGGGACCAGATACCAGCGCGCAGGGTTGGTGATGGTTTCGACGCCGTCATGGGCCAGCTGTGTGACATGCACGATGGCATTGACCGGGGCTGCGGGCAGCAGCTGACGCACCGGATCGCGCCAGGCGCGCAGGGTCCAGCTGAAATCGCGTTCAATCAGGATCTTGCCGGTGCGCGCCTCGATCGCGGCCATGGCGGCGCGCAGATGACGCAACAACAGCCCGTCCTGATCGGCATCATCGGCGAAACCCGTGGCAAGGCGCAGGTATTCTTTTAGCTGCGCCACCGGCAAAACCGCGTCGGGTACCGGATTTTCTTCGACTAACATCATGGATTTGCTCCGAAATTCATATGGCACAGCTGTCCCGGACACAGACCCGCCCGGCCATGCTCGGACGGAAGGGGGGGCTGCTAGACATGACCACACGGGCCTGTATCCGGGGGCCGGGCCACGCGCCCGTGCAGGCGCGCGCCCTATCGGGTCAGGCTTAGCTGACCGCGAATTTCAGAAGCTTGATGGCGGCAAAATCGCTGACCGCCCCGCCCACGCGCTTGGTGGCGTAAAACAGCACATGCGGCTTGGCCGAGAACGGATCGCGCAGCACACGCAGGTCAGGGCGTTCGGCCACGGTATAACCGGCTCCGAAATCACCGAACGCAATGGCGGCAGAGCCTGCAGCGATATCAGGCATGTCTTCAGCCACCAGTACCGGATAGCCCATCAGGCGTGCGGGCTCACCCGCGGCCAGACCGTCGGACCACAAGAACCGGCCATCATTGTCTTTCAGCTTGCGGATCGTGCCCGCGGTCTTGGAATTCATCACAAAACTCGCATTGGCGCGGTACACTGCCCCCAAGGCATAGACGAGATCCACAATCGGATCGCCCGACGCGATGCCACCGGAAACACCCGTGGTCACGAAACCGATATTGCCCCATTCCCAGATCTCGTTTTCGACCTGTGGATAGGTCAGCATCCCCTTTGGCTTGTCGATCCCGTCGCCATTGATGAATGCCCCGGCCTCGGAGCGCGCGAATTTATCCGCGATCCGGCCTGCCAGCCAGCCTTCGATATCAAAGGCACTGTCATCCAGCAGCCGCTGCGACGCCTTGGGCAAGGCTGACAGTTCATGCAGCGCAATGCTGATCCGGTCGATCTGCGGTGTGGTGGTTTCCGCCATGCTGCCGGTCTCGGTCGCCCAGCCCGCGCCCATTTCAGTATGATCGACCAGCACATCATAGTATGTGGCATCGACCGTCACAACGCTGGCCACAGCCCGCAAGGACGCGGTCGAGGACAGGGTGCTTTTGATCGTCGCGGCGGTCTGGGGGTCCACCAGATAGCCACCATCGGCGGCCATCGCCGAGGACAGCGCCTTGCCATCCAGATCCAGCCCGCGCAGGGCATCATCATCGCCCGAGCGCAGATAGGCGGCAAAGGCCTTGTGATGCGGCGCATCCGGCGCGGCAGTCGTCGCCAGCGCGCTGCGGGCGGTCATCATCGTCTTGCGATCCAGCTTGTTCATGCGGTCATCCTGTCTTTGAAGTTTGGCCTGCAGGCCGTTGGTAAAATTGGTGAAATCAGCCACAAATCCGGTGATTGTCTCAGTCAGGTCAGGCGCGGACAGATCTTGGGCGATCCGGGCCTTGGGCACGGGTGTGGTCATGGGGTTTTCCTTTGGCGGTCGGGGTTAAAGCAGGGGCAACAGGCGGCGCGCCTGCGCAAAGGCGCGCGCAAGCCGGTCCAGATCATCGGTGTCGCGGGCCTCGGCCTTGGCGGTGACACGGGCCTCGGGCAGCATCGGAAAGGTGACCAAGGACACTTCCCACAGGTCCAGTTCCGACAGGCGGCGCGCGCCGCTGGCGTCTTTATGGGCGCGCAGGGTGCGATAACCGATCGACAGCCCGTCGATGGCGCCCGCCGCGATCAGGCTTGCCGCCTCGCGGGCGCGGGCGATATCGGTCAACAGCCGGCCCCTGACCCAGAGACCCTTGGCATCCTCGACCACCTCGTCCCAGATGCCGATGGGCTGGGCCGGATCATGCTGCCAAAGCATCTTGATCCGGCGGCCCTTGGCCAGGCTGTTGCGATAGGCACCGGCCTCGACAATATCGCCCCCCTGATCGGTTGCGCCGAACACGGATGCATAGCCGCTGATCACCTGCCCGTCGGTGACGGTCACAGAATGCGGGCCGGTGCAGAATTTATGTTCCAGACTCATGATATGGCTCCCGTAATTGCCTTGACGATCTCGATGACCAGCAGGCCGGCGCAGCCGCAGACCACGATCCAGACCTGCCATGCCAGCCGCGCGATGATGCTTTCGATCCGGCCAAGGCGCAGATCGACCTGCGCGAACCAGAAATCCGATGCAGGCGGCGGCGGGCGGCGCTGGCCGCGCAGGGCGATCACCTTGTCATCCATGCTGGCCGACCTCCTGCGCGGGCAGGCCCAACAGGCGGCGCTTTTCCGCATCACTCAGGAAACTGGCCGCCCCAACCCGCGCCCACAGGCTGTCGCGCTCATGCGACAGCGCGGCGATCTGGTCGCTGTCAGGGCGGATCTCGATCCGCTGGCCCGAAAAATCCGACAGCCAGTCTGCAATGACCGATGCGACGCGGGTCGCCAAAGGCAGCACCGTCAGGCGGTAAAAGGCGCGGTTGGCCTCCTGGTAATTGGCATAGGTCGCGTCACCGGGAATCCCCAGCAGCATCGGCGGCACACCAAAGGCGATGGCAATCTCGCGCGCGGCGGCTTCCTTGGTTTTCTGGAATTCCATGTCCGAGGGCGAAAACCCCATCGGTTTCCAGTCCAGCCCGCCTTCCAGCAGCATCGGGCGGCCTGCATTGCGCGCGCCCTGATGCTGGCTTTCCATTTCGCTGACCAGCCGGTCATATTGATCACTGGTCAGCGCGGATTGACCATCCGCGCCACGATAGACAATCGCGCCCGAGGGCCGGGCCGCATTGTCGAGCAATGCCTTGGACCAGCGCGAGGCGGCATTATGCACATCGATGGCCGCAGCACAGGCCTGCAAAGGCGAAAACCCGTAATGGTCATCCTGCGGATGAAAGGATTTGACATGGCAGATCAGGCTGTGATCCAGGCTGACGGCAAAGCGGTGCTTGCGGCCATCGACGTTATATTCATAGGCCATGGGCCAGCCATCCGACCCCGGGATCACCGCCATCCGGTCAGAGCGCAGAACATGGATCTCGGCGGGCAGGCGATCCACCGCCACCGCCTCCAGATAGCCGTTGCCGGTCAGCAGCAGCTGCCCGAACAAGGCTTCGAGCAATTCGGCGCGGCCCTGTGCGCTATTGGGGCGAGCCAGCAGCGCCTGCACAGGATGGTGGTCATAGCGGTGGTCGTCATCCTGCACCACCAGCGGGATCGCGGCGGCAGCCTCGGCAATCAGGCGCACGGCGCGAAAGCCCACCGGATTGCCCAGAAACCCGGTCCGGGTCAGCGACACGACATCGCGCGGCGACCAGGCCACCCGCCCCGCCCCCTGCAGCGCGACAACACGGCCCGTGGCCGAGGTCTTGACCTGCGGTGCAGCGGGGGGTTTGCGGGTCAGGAAATCAAACATGGCTTCTCCTCGAAACGATCATTGCGGCGTTGAAAGGAATTTAGCGCATCGGGCTGAGGATGCAGTTACGGCACCGTGCGCACCCGCATGCAACACCTGCCCCGGCCGCACCGGCAGGCGCGCGCCGCGCGGGAGTATTTGAGGAAAAGAGAAGTCGAAAGAAAAAGCCGGGGCCCGCTGTTCAGACCCCGGCTTCTTATTTCCAAAAATACTCCCGCGCGGCGCGCCCGAGCAGCCCGCTGGGCTGCGACGGTCACAACCCCCTGATCTGAGGATTGCGCCAGCTTTGGGCCGGGCCGATCATCAGGTCGTGGAGCGCCCAGACCAAAGCATCGACACGGTCGGGCGATCCGCGGCCCAGATAGCCCGCGCCGGTCATCTGGCACATCTGGTCTTCCAGATCGCCAAGCCCGCGCAGGTGCCGCACGCGGCCCTGTTCATAAAGGGCGGCGACAGGTTCGGCGCGGGCCACCTTGCCGCGGCTGGCATGGACCGCGCGCAACGGCACCAACGGGTCGATCTGGCGGATCACGGCGGCGACCATGTCACCGCCCTGGTTGACCTCGGCCACC